CACCCAAATTGGGTTCTTACTTTCTCTGCTTGTCCCATATTCTGTAACTCCTTTACCCATCTCGAAACGTAAAACATTAAGTCATCAATGGCCTTACCCAGTATGACAACACCATGCTCTCCAACAGCATCACGAAAGCGGTCCTTAGCAAGAACGCTAACCAGAGGGATAGAAAACTCACGTACACCGTCTTTAGGTAAATGTAGACGCATCCACAATACCTCGCCCATAGCAGGGTCGTGCATCCGCTTAACGACATAGAAGTCGTTGTCATAAATTAGTTTATCGTGGTCATCCGTAACGTTAGGGTCTGCCCGCCTATAAACTCCACCGTGCTTTCCTCTAAAGAATGGAAATGGGTACGCAGGTATTTGATATGTTCTGGTGTCTTGCGTTGTAGAGTCCACAGACTGTACCACATTATCCTCAGGGCTTGCCTCTGCAATCTCTTTACCAAGCAAAATAGGAGAGCCAAACTTTCCTCTATGTGGACAATCTCCGCATACACCTGGGTTAAGTGAATCGAATGTTGTGCAAGTATAGGGGCCTTTGGTTAACTGAGCTTTATGTTCTGTCTCACCCGGGTTGTATTGCGAGTGTTGATTTGAGATGTGGTGTATTGCTTCGTCTCTATCTACGCAGTATTGCGCTACGGATAACCCCGCACGCCACAGCGGCTCTTCAATCTCTTCTTGTTTCTCAATGATGTGGTTTAGTTGTTGGCATCCCTCAAGGCGTAGTTCTATGATCTTTTTAAATCTATAGACGTTATTGGTTCCCATCAACGCTTTGCTTGTCTCATCAGCACCGGTCTTTACATAGTCAGGTACTTCAAAGGGCAAGTCCTCCCGAGGCTTGCTAACAGGTGCACCCAAAGCAGATGCAAATGAAACAAGGTCAACGAGTCCTACTCCACCCATATATTCTACGGGCAAAGGGTTACTGGGGTCTTTAAAATTGGTTGTACCGGGCACACGGAGGATTCGTGAAACGTCAGCCGTACACGCAGGATCAGCGAGGAGATTTCTCTCTACACATACATCCTTGAGACGCCGAGCTACGGGTAGCCATACATCCTTGTCAATCCCGTCAGGCAGTACCCAGTACGCGTGCACTCCGTTGCCAGAGTTAATACAGATGGGTTGAGGTAGATCAAGATCAGCACAGAACTGACCGAGAGCCGCCATAGCATCTGCTTGCGTTGGATAACCTTTTTTGGGACCACAATCTAGATCGAGCCAGAACGACTTAATCTTTGACACATTAGAAGCAAGTCTCTTAGGAGGATTGATCGTAGGATCAAATGAGGACATCGCATAATACGTATCCGCCCCTGCCGAGAATAAATCTCCTATTTCTGTTTCGAGTGTCTGAATGTCTGAAGCAAACCGTGAACGAACCTTACCCTGCCTGATCCCAACCGCGCAATACAAACCAGAGTCGGCAAGTACCGCGGATAGAAAATCTGTTAGTGTCATGGGTTAAGTGTCGCAAAGGTTATTTCTTAGATAGGAATTTTGTGAGTTTGTCTACGATGTTGGGTTTGGGATTATAAGTCCCATAAAACCACGCATAGACGGATACCGTACTTACACCTAGATGATTTGCTATTTCATCTACTGGCACATCCTTTTTTATAGCGATTCGCCCAAGACGTACACCGATGTTTTTTATACTAGCCGCTTTGTTGCGCTTGACTGTTGATAGACTGTAACCGATCATTTTGTTCTCCGAGAAGGGGCCGAAGCCCCTGTTTTTAATTCAATGCAAAAGGCGTAACGATAATTCTTGGTTCGATATAAACCGGCTTAGCCTTTCCTTTTTGATCTACGCATAACACCCATGTACCATCGGCAGATGATGGACTGTATAGACCGTTTGGGTCAGCCTGTGGCAGTGTTACATTGCCATGCTCCGGTGTCTCAGCACCTCTAGCAACTCTTTGCGGGCTCGTATACTGCGTGGCGTAAGGTAAGCCATAACCAACAGAATTACAGATCTTGTGCATATTGCCGTTCATGTCCACAATGTATGTGGTCGTAGCTACGTTTTGATCTCGTAGCTCAAGGATGTCCTTCATCATTCGCTTCTCAGCAAAGTTTGTAATAGCGGGCATACCGACAGTTTGAATAGCTTGCAAGGAAAGTTCCTCTTGTTTATTTTTCTCAATCTGTGTACTCGAAGGTGGTGGTGCCATTCCACAGCCAACTAACAATGCTACAAAAATTAGTGTTATATATTTCATTTCTCGTTCCTTAATTGGTTATAGAAGTTTCTTAAATTGGGTGGCATCTTGTCTTCGGGGTATACCGAAAATCTGTGAAGCACAATAGCTTTAATGGCCTTCTGGTGCTCGTCATCCGCTTGAATGTATTCCAGTTGCAGATTCTCTAGATCACGCACCATGCCGTCGTTATACTGTTCAGACTCTTTGAATACCTGATTGTCTATAGCCCGTACCTTCGGTGCAAAAAATCCATAGTTAAATAGCCCGGCAAGGTTTAAGACAAAGCCCAAAAGTAGTAATGCTACTAGGGCGCCCACGGCGATCAAGGCCGCTTTAAATACGTCGTTCATACTCTTCTCCTTAATTGTTATAGGTGGGGTGGTTCACATAAAGCAGTGTGACTATCTCCCCAGATATATACGGCGCTAACCCGTATCCCACCCCCAAACTTCTTACTCGTCGTCAGCCCAGTCTTCTAAGACCTTAGAGATATCTTTAGTCTCTGTCTTCTTAGCTGAACGCTTTGTAGGCTCTGTCTCTACCGCAGGGGTAGCTACTGGAGCGGCAACCGCAGGGGCGCTGAATACGGGTTGTGCTGTTGCTGTGGGTGTACCGTCTACTTGTGCGACTGTCATTGATACGGCGTTCAGTGCATCGACCGACTGCCCTTGCTCTTTACTAAGAGCCAACTCTTCCACAGATAACGGACGTACTGCGCTGAATGTGAGCTTAGGGGTAGCACTAGATGTATCGAAACGCATCTCGGTCACGACAGCAGTAACGGGAATACCGTTGCCACCTAAGAACTTTGCGTATTGTTGCAAAGGCATCTTGCCGGGTGCGCCCGTGCCAAAGATAGACTGACCGGGTAATGTCAACTGATATACGTCTCCAGAGATATTGTTCTCAAGAGCAACTGCAAGCCTATGACTGTATCTGCAAGCACGACCATCACCTTGACCAGAACCTTTGATATTCTGTGGGCAGTTTTGGCATCCGGTAGACTGCGGATTCTTAACGCCTTTATCGGGTGCTATACCATCGTTAGACCAACATGTAGGTGCGGCGTTTTGGCCTTCTACGTAAGTACCTGAGTAGTATGTACGGGATGTCTTCTCAGCAGATTTAACAACCACGATGTTCATAGCACGGTCATCGTTTTGAGCGACTTCCTTACCACCAACAATCATGCGGAATACCCCGCCACGAATAGATATTCGTTTGTTGTTACCACCGCCACCCATCAGGGCTTTAGTTGTTGCATCGAGTTCTAACCCTTGCAAGTGAGCGGGTAGTGTATTGCCACCCTTAGAAAACAAAGTTAATTCAGACATTTTTTGACTCCTTGTTAATAATGTCGAGGTTTATGTTGAAGTGTTTAGAAAGTTCACTAGCGAAGAACCGATAGTTTTTTCCAACACGAACATAAGGGATACGCTTTGCAGGGTCTTCCTCCCTAATCAAAGTGTGAATGGTTGAGGGCGCAACTTGAAGTAGCTTAGCTACCTGCGCCAGTGTTAATGCAGTTTCCAATTAAGACCTCCTCACTGTAATGGTGTATTTGTTATCGACGTTTAAACCTGGTGGAAATTTATCAGGATTCTCACGGATAAAGTTTTTCATGTTCAACTGAGATATACGGCGTTCAACTAAATCGAGAGCGTCGTTGTCTCGAATAAACTTGTGCATAGTCTCCCAGTCCCCTGTCCAGTAGCGTGTTTGTATTCCCTTGATGGCGGTGCCATGTGCGGTTTTAATACTCTCTGCTCCGGTAGTTTTGCAGACTTCGAGAAGATTAGATTCAATCATCTCCATCTGTTCTTTTATTTGTGCGTCTTCCGCTTCATAGGCGGCTTTCATTTCGGCTCGCTTATCGCGCATCTTTATATACGCACGAACCATCTTATCGGCAGTTATATCCATCTCTCTTCCTTTCGTTGTTTTTGATTATGATACCACTAAACTTAACCTTGTCAAGCTAACCCCAACTCTTCTTTATAAAGTTCCATTAAATTGCATTGTGCCTCCTCTTTACTATCTAAAGCTTTGTACAACTTTTCCTCTACTGGGCTACCGTGCAGTTTAACGACTAAGCACTTGTTGGTTTGCCCGGCTCTGTGTATACGTGCATTGGCTTGCGCATATGTTTCGTAGGACGTAATCGGCGCCCACCATACAACTGTATTAGCCGCATGTAGCGTGACTCCGTGCGATGCCGCCTGAGGTTGGATGACAAGTACCCTAGGATCAGCTTCCTCTTGAAACTTCTTAAATATATCGGTGCGCCTACCCGCAAGGACACCACCATGTATAACATCAACCGTATATCCATCTTTCCTGAGTTCCTCATATAGTATTTCTATGGCGTGTCTGAACGGTACAAACACTAATACTTTATGTGTAGACTCATCGATCACTTCTTTCAGCACGGATGTGCGGTTACTTGCATCAAAGGATACTACATCCCCACTATCGGAATAGACTGCTCCACAAGATATTTGCAGTAACTTATTGAGCTTAGCCGCGGCGTTTACCGCTGTGACTTCTTCCCCTGCCGCTTGCATAGCCATGACTTTGCGAAGCTTGTCGTAATACTTTTCTTGTTGCGGTGTCAAGGGCACAGTTCGTTCCGAGTACAACATATCGGGTAAGTCTAGGCATTGCTCTTTGGTAAAGCGCACTGCGGGTTGTAGGAGCTCACTGACCGTATTCTTAGCGGTGACTTTAGGCACCCACTTAAACTGCGTAATCTTGTGCATGACAGAGTCTCTATACAAAGAGTAACTCCTTGGGGTCATGGATGGGTTAACAAGCTTAGCGAGTCCGTATGCGTCTAATGGAGACTGGGACGCCGGTGTACCGGTAAGCATCCACAACCACTTTTGAGGGGTGATGATGCGGTTAAGAACCTTCCAACGAGTAGTGGTTGCAGTCTTGTAGGCGTTAGCCTCGTCCACCACAATCAGGTCAAAGCCACCGTTAGCAATCTCGTTCTCGACAATACCTACACCGTCAAAGTTAATGATGACAAACTCAGCATCAGACTGAATCACCTGTATGCGCTTGTCCTTGCTACCATAGGCAACGCCTACTCTTCGGTGCATCACGCTTTTAAACAAGTCAGCTTGCCAGGCAGACTGCATGATCGACAAGGGGCAGATAATCAGCACCCGTTTGATTTGTTTGATCTTCATCAAATAGTCCGCCGCCCACGCAATCGACATGGTCTTGCCTGTACCGGGTTCACTAAAACAAAATGCTTTCCTATGCAGGGTAAGAAATGCGGCGGTTTGCTTTTGATGGGCAAACGGTTGGTAAACCCCGGGCCATTTGTATTTGGCAATGATGGGGGACGGCACGTTCTTTACCCGTAGGTTTTTAAGTACCTGTGCTTCCTCAATTCCCCAGTGAACCATGACAGTACTGATCTCACCCTCTTCGATGACTGTGCTCTTGGGGATGACGTTCAGCACTTTGTGCGGGTTCCTGAGTCGTAGCTTTAATGCTTTGTTATCTATTATTTCCATACACTCTCCAAATGCGTTGCAAACCGAAAGTGGAATTACGATCGGTTATGGGTTGTTGGTTCTGACCTCCCGGGACTTGCACCCGATACTAACTATAGGTCAGAGACTGTGGGATTGCACCACGAGCTAATCGTCTTTCGACACCAACAAGAATGAGGACTACTACCTGTTATGCGCAGAGCAGGAAACCTGCATTTCTTGCAATCCTCATACTTGTTAGCTGTTGGCGGCACTAAGTGGCTCCGTGCGTATGCAGAATCTAGCGACCGGGCTCTCTCACTGCGGTTAACTGCCTTACTTTTCACCAACAAGAATGAGGACTGCGATCCCAACATCATCCGAGATGCCTCCCAGACATATAGCCTACGGGACTTGAATAGTAGGCTTTCGTTGCAATCCTCATACTTGTTGAGACCCTTTACGAGGGTCAGGCGGTTAGACCTGCACCAAGGATACCGTAACGGAAAGATGCCTTCTAACTGATGTGGTTAAGAGGGTATACAAAATTTCTAAAGACGCCCCCGCAGTCCCACTCACACCTTACGGACTGCGTATTACCTTCACTTTTTCGGCTTGTTAATCTTGACAGTATGGTCACTGTTTCGACTATAAGACCTATTCTCACTTGGCGTTCTAAGACGCAAATTGCTTTTGCCTGTGCCACCACCCTTGCTCAGCGGTACTTTGTGGTCAATATCTTTTCCTGTACGGTCGATACCTTCCTTGTCGTACTCATACCTTGCACGGGCACGGGCGTTACGAGCGGGCTGTTCGCCCCTTTCTTTTTGCTGTTTGTATTCCTTTTTGTAAGGACGCGCTTTGTTTACGTATGGCACTATTTTCTCCCACAATGTGTGCAATCAGTTACCCAACAGTAGTTCTTGCAAAGTCCATTTGGTTTAGCGTTCCAGACTCCAGAGCTGTAGGCGTTCTCTAGCATTGTAATCGTTGGCATGAAATTACCCCAGTAGCGGTGTTGCTGTTCGGCCTCATAAACTGCGGGTACGAACTTGCCTTCGGTTAGGAATAATAACCCACCTTTTACCTTGGTTATCTTAGGGAATAACTTAAATACCGCAAGTGCCATAAGTTCTAACTGAGTCACATCCGCATAGGTAGATTTACCTAGTTTGTAGTCAATGACCCTAGCTTCGCCCTTGGCCTCGTCAATAATCAATAAGTCTGCAACTCCCCTGAACCAACAATCCTTAGCAAAGAAGTCGCAAGGTTCCAAGGACTCGGTCAACGCCATCTTGTGTTCGCAGTAGATTTGCCCCGGGATTCTCAGTAGGGTGTCGATCGGCTCTTGGATAAAGCTAAACTTCTCAGGGATCGGTATGTCGTTCTTAACATATAACTCAGCCGCCTCATGGACTTGCTTACCGTACAGAGCCTTTTCTCCCTCAGGTTCTTTAACATCCTTAGCAACTTTGGTGCGATAGAATTTTAACGGGCACGTAGTAAACGTCTTGAGTCCACTATATGACCAAGCAGGTATTTTTGTCATTTGAGTTTATTGAGTTAAGTTGGGTGTGTAGATTATAAAGTATTTTTTTCCTTTAATTTAGCTTCTATTGCTCTTGCATGGTCTCGCTCAGATTGACCCCAATCACATTCGTCTATTTCCTCATCTGTCAACCCTACCCATTTATGTTTAATCTTTGCTTTAAGTACTAAAGGCTTACCACCCTCCACCTGTACCTTAGTAATTCCTGCCTTTGGGTGTACCCATTCTAAAAATTCTATTTCTACGTTCATGCGTTTTTCTCCTTGAGTTTGATTTCAATGGCTTCTAGCGTTGATGCGGCAATGCGATAAAACCCAATGGGCGTATCTGGATACCAGTGCAACACCCAGACGCTATCTTCCGCTACAGCCTTGTGCCATTCTTCTGGTGAAACAAAACAGTCGGCTTTATAAAATTCTTCAACAGTTTCGTAAACATCACGGTGTTCGTTGTGACTCAGATGTAAACCACATTTGTGTTCTGGTAACCAGTTCATGTGTTCTTCTCCTTTGATTTAGATTGTATTGCTTTAGCAAACCCAATCATGTCTGGAATACTACAATCTTCACCTACCCAAGATTCACTTAATCCTAAAACACCTTTGATTTCGTATTCAGTCAACTCTACCCATTCTTTAGTTTGTGGTTTGGTGTAGAGAGGTATTTTTGGCAAATTAACTACTGTTGGCGTTTCCCAAGATGTGTATTTAGCCCATTCAAGTTTACGTTGTTCAACGTTAATATATGCCACAGGCTCATTTTGCTCTGGAGGCTCCCAAAACTCACATTCACATACATATCTATCTTCACTATGACTAGCATTACGGACAAATCCATGTGGTGCATCTGGGTGTGTTTTACAATTAAAATTATTTTCTTCTTTAGTCATGTATTTCGCTCCTTAAGAATTGCTTCTATACGTCTTGCATCAAGTAATAACTTGTCGTGGTTATAGTCAAGATCGCCTCTGTATGTACCAAAGATGCCAAAGATATCTTCGTCAGTCAGATTTACCCATTCTTTCCATCGCTTCGGGGTACACGTATGGATGCCAACCATCGGCTTTCCACAATCTTCACAATTAACAATCGCCATAAGTTTCTCCCATTCCGCTTTCACAATTAACGGGTAGGCCGGTCGCCCAGTCAGGCACCCACCGCATACATTCCTCAACGTAGGCTCTCGCCTCGTCCGCCTCTTCTTTTCTTGCAATCACGGCTATCGCATCATGCACAGTCAGCACGACACGGTATTTCTTAGAGAGCTTTCGCATCTGGTCGCCAATGATAATCCTTGCAATCGCCTGAGTGAAATTCTCAACGAGCTTCCCACCATATATACGAGTTGCTCCTTTACGAGTGGTGTACTGAAACTCTCGCTTACCTTCCTCGGTTACGACTTCTACCAACCCGTTGTAATATATCTTGAGGCCATTAGGTAATACGATCTCCCCGCCATTAGCCCCTTTCTGTACTGTAAGTAATCCACCTGCCAACTCAAATGTCGATCCAAGGACCATCGCGCGAATAGACTCTTGAGAGGCACGCCATAACTGAGGTATCTTTGGGTAGGTTGCACGGTAAGCCTTGATGATGCGATCCGCCTCCGGTTGGTCGATGGAAGTACCAAATGTCTTTAGTTGCGCCTGGAACTTAGCCGCACCCATACCGTATCCTGCCCCGAGAATAGTCGTCTTACCAACAAACCTTTGCGGGTTCGTAACTTCTTCAATTGGCGTATTGTAAATAGCCGATGCCATGATCTTGTATACATCTTCTTTGTTCCTAAATGCTGTCACTAAATCATCCTGCCCGGCTTCCCATGCAAGGCACCGAGCTTCAATCTGCGCAGAGTCGCAGTCAATAATCACATACCCTTCTGGGGGTAGGATCGCCTTCTTGAGCTTATTAGCATTGTCGCCACGACTGGGTAGGTTCTGCAAATTGATAGAGTCCGCACCGCCCCAACGCCCTGTATGCGCCGCATAGTATTTGAGAGGTACGGGAAACGCCCCACGCTTAGCCACCTGAATGAACCGCTCTGTGCGTGTCTCCTCTAACGTAGACTTTGTTCCAACCCTTGCAGACGCCAAGGCCTGTACCCTGAGGTCGGGATGCTCTAAGAGAGCTTTAAACCCTTCGTCATTCTTAGCAAGGGCTAGCGTTTCTTTCCCTGTGGCTGGACTAATCTTTACCGGTGCTTCAACATTCAACAGCTTTAACATCTCGGCAAACTTCGGGTTGCTCATAAGTGTTTGCTTAACTTCTGCTTTGGTTTCTTCGTCCCCCACAATCTGCTTTATAGCCAGTTCCTTCTGCCCAATGGCTTGCAGTGCATGAACCAAATGCTCGTTCTTCAACCGCACAACTTCGGCCAAGTGCATCTCAAGGGCACGTTCGTCAAGGCGTAGCACAGGCTCTACAAACATCCGCAGGGTAAGATCGATCAGGTGCAATTCGCTCTTGGGAAATCCACGGGCCATCATATCCACAAAGATCTTATGCGTAAGTTCAACGTCGTTGACACAGTAAGCCCCATACGTTCGCATATCACCTAGATCAAAATTCTCCCGCCTCCAACCTATATAGTTGTTCACCTCTGTACCTTTAACCCCTACACCATATCGCTCAGCAAGGGCTTTAAGAGAACCGCCCGCTTCTACACCGTGCAATGCACGGCCCATCGACAAGGTATCTAACCAAGCCCTAGGCTTAACTCCGTAGACCCAGTTCAAAATTGCGCCATCGAACATCGTGTTATGTGCCAGTACAAGTTTGTCAGACCAGTCGATCTCTTTGATCTTGGCAAGAAGTTCCTCATCCCTCCCGGTATGGAAAGTTGCAGGGGCTTCGTCAAACTTAATCGCAAACCCAATGACTTGGAATTCCCGGCTACGGACGTACTCCTCGGTACTCATCTTGGTCAAACTAAACGTTTGTGAGTAATAAGCCTCAAAGTCAATCGTCACCAACTGCGGTTTTGCTATCATATTATTCCTTTTTTCAACGCTTGACTGGCTAGGCCATACGATATAGTCTCGCCACTTCCTTGAACGTCTGTTGGGGTAAGGTTGTTATAGGTTTCATTAAATAGGTTGTTATAGGCTTGATTAAATAAATGATTTAGTGTGGGGGTTCCTTGATTGGCAATCGTATTGGGTTTAATTATCGTGTTACTATTTTTAATAATATATTTATGTTCTTGTGTACTTATCTTTTCACCCTCTAAGATTGTCCTGATCGCCTGTTTGAACATCTGGTGTTGAACAATTTTTTTGTACTTCACAATCAACGCCCCAACTTCTTCGGCAGGAAAAGCAGAGAAATACATTGCACGTTCCCCATTTAGTATGGATACCATTGCACCTTCAAACGCCCCCCACCTACCCCCATAATGATCTCCCGTGAATTCCTCTGGGGTATCTTCCATCCTTGCTAACATTAACTTTGTGTATTCGCTAAAGTGTTCAGTGTCCATAGCTGATCCTTAATAGATTGATTGTCTGTCTTACGTCTTCTACGTTATCCTCGTTCACAACGAGTGTGGTGCCTTTACCCTTGGTGCGGATGGCGTGCATCTCCCGCTCTTGCAGGATGGTTGGCTTCTTGCCTTTGGTTTTAGTCTCGATCGACATAAACCCTCCTTCTACAGAACAAATAAAGTCAGGGATACCTTGACGACCGTAGCCGTTAGCAGGGGGCATGAAATAGTACACACCCTCCGCATCAAGAATAGCCTTGACTGAGTTCTTTACTTTTTTCTCTGGGGTAAGTGCCATTAGAACTCCCAGTCCCCGCTGTTTGTCTCGTTCAGCTTTTGCAAGTAATGCTGTGCCTTACCCGCATCGTCGCTATCTTTCTTACCTTGACGCATAGAGTATTTGATGATATTGCCTTTTAGGAATCCTATAAATTCCTCTTGGGTCAAGACTGCCTCCATAACTGTCCAAGGTTGTATCGGCATATCTTTATAGTGACTACCGCCCACTTGTATATCGTTTGCACTGGTGCCATTAAGCCCCCTCTCAAACCGCTCTTTGGCGGTTGGCTTAGTCTCTGGGAACAATTCCATTTGCTTATCGTTTGCTATCATTTGATTTCTCCTGTTTTGTTGGTATGCCTAACTGAATCTCTTCTGATCTAATCTG